ATAAGTAAATAATCAGGGTAAAATAAAAAATATTAAAAACAGTATACTATGTGAATATTTTGCTACCTCATCTTGCATTACCCTAGTCAGGTTTTTATATGTTATGGGAAGAAATGTGGGAAGACATATTTACTTTTCTTGCAGGATTGGGGGCTAAAATGGCGTTAGAGTACACAGGAAAAAATTTGAAACTTTATCAGCTGCCGCTGGGGCGTGATGGTAAGGCTACTTATCAGATACGTTATAAGGACGGTAACGGTAAGCAAGTGCGCAAGGTGGTGCCATCAAAAGCAGACCCGCACAAATGGGCCAGAGAGATGGATAACGAGCTGAATGTAGTTGATCACCTAGACCGCACTGAACACGCGCTGGGTGAGGTCATCGGTGAGTATATAAAAGAATTGGAAGAGCGCGTTGAAAACTATCGCAGTGAAGCAAAGTATGGCGAACAGTTGTCACCTGGCACCTATAAGAAAACACGCGTTCATCTTGATAAGCACATCATCCCACATTTCAAAAGGATTGCGCTTACGCAGATCACACCAAGTAAGGTTACAGATTTTCGCTCAAAGCTAATTAAGAATATGAAGCCGCAGACGGCCAACCAAGTGATTGGAACAATGGGCCGTGCGCTTTCATTTTTTGTCATGAAAGAATACATCACTTTCAACCCCTGTCGTGAGTTGGCTCCGCTGCAGCCGAAAGACACAGATCAGGGTTACACTCCGACAAAGGCTGAAGTTGCGAAAGTCGTTGAGGCGGCTGCGGACTTCGAAGACTTGTGGAAAACGGCACTTGTTAAGCTGTGTGCTGAGCTAGGATTGCGGATTAGTGAGGCGTTGGCTTTGCAGTGGACCGCTGTGCGCAAGGATCAACTATTCATTAAACGTTCTGTCGTCCAAGGTGTCGTGGGTCGCACCAAAACAAAAGGCAGTGAACGAGCGTTAAAGATGTCGCAAAGCCTAAGCAGAATGCTGACTGAACACCGCCTGCGCTCTGCGTCTAAAGATTACGTGTTTGTGAATGAGAACGGCAATCTATTGTCAGCATCCGATGTGTTAAAGCAGGTGCTAACGCCAGCATGTACCGCTGCAAATGTTCCGCAGTTTGGCTGGCATGGATTACGTCGTGCATACATCACTGAACTGTTCAACAAAGGTATCCGCGAGGATCATGTGCAAACGCTTGCAGGCCACGCGCCAGGCAGTAAGGTCACGCGGTCGATTTACAACAAAGTCAGAGCGGAAGACGTGTTGATTGACGATTACTTGGTGGAATTTTAGGTAGATAGCTTAACAAACCTATTGGTATCTTATCCGCCGCTGTAGCGGGGCAACCCCATCTACAGGTACCACAAACTTACCAGCGACCGTATTTGGAATACCTGCTTTAGGCTCAAATTTAACAAAATAATTCTGTCTTTCTGAAACGACAAAAATATGACCTCGTTGAAATTCACAGCCATATTTTCGATACAAATTAGTTTCTTCTAAATCACTTATTGGGGTTTCGTAAACTTTATCATGCAATTCCATAATATCGTCGTAGGTATCAAAACCTCTCATAATAATACTCTCACCAGATTTTACGGGCGTCCATTCGAAAATATCGCCAAAACCTGCGCTATCTGGTTCGCCCCGATGGCCACAGTGCGAACAGCGTGTCTTATCTTTGATCTGCTGAATATCGTTGATGCCACAGTCTATGAACTGTTGCACGGGTACGTTCTTGTCGTGGCGACATTTGCTGCACTGAATGTTTGACCAATGTTTTGGAATTAGGTTTAGTTTGGTCAATTAGATTACAGCGACAACTTCATACCCAATTACACCGCAGCAAGCGAGTAAACTTAGAATTGCCTTAGTTGTAACGCGTGGTGTGTAGTTCATGCCGCAGCCCCGACCATTACACCAATCATTAGGAACGACGCGCAAACTGCTGCGATAAACGGTAGTGGGTTAAAGTCACCAGGAACCTTGGCCGCTAAACTTGTTCCGCAGCTCGGACACTCCTTGCTGATGGAGTTACAAACGGCTTCGCAGGAGTAGCATATTTTCTGTGTCATGACCTTTAAAATGTAGGGAAATTCCAGTAAGTCAACGAATACATAGGTATACATTTGCAGCGTGATTTTCGCAGTGCAGAAGCACAGACATACCGCACGCTTTACAGCACCAAACATTGGCGGACGCTAAGGCGACAGGCACTCACACGCGACGCTTACCAGTGCCAGCACAGCGGCTGTGGTGCACATCTGCAGGCGGGTAGGGATCACCCACGTAGCGCGGTTGTACACCACCTCAAACCGCACAAAGGCGATCTCGAACTTTTCTTTGATTTGGATAATCTGCAGTCAGTCTGTTGGACTTGCCACAGTGGCGACATACAGAGCACAGAGGCGCTGGGTTACGACACAACGATAGGCGCAGACGGATGGCCTATTGATCCAAAGCATCCTTATGTAACTTAAACTGCTGCTGCACCTTGGTATTATCCATCAACGGATTGCCTTCGTGGTTCAAAGTACCTTGCTTTGTGTCAATGAAGTTTGCGCGACAGCTTTCGCTGAACTCAGAAAAAGTCATTTTCCGAGCGATCGTTTCGTGCCCAGTGTTCATAATTGCTCCCCAGCATTTATACAGCGAATGCCGCTCTACATTTTCAGGGGGGGTGGGTCAATCACAAAAATGAACAACACGGTAACCAGCGTCCCCAGTCGTCTTTTTGTGCGTTTACGGATATTTTAGAAGGAAAAAAGGCGCAGCGTTTTATGCTTCCACATAAATAGCCGCGCCACTTGAAGGTATCTCACAATTAAATGTTCTTCTACCTATAATCAGCATTTTCCATGCCAATTCTTGATAGAGAAAACAAATGAGCCAAAAGCGACGAACTGACAAATCCAGCACGACTGCAGCCGTTCAAGGTTTCGCGGGTGTCATGTCTGACGTTCCACTTCCTGATGGGATCGAACTGCGATCAGATTTAGAGCGTACAATCTGGCACCAGTTTTCACGCGCCCGCGCACGCGAAGATTGGCGTGATATGGACCTGATCTTGCTGGCTAAAATTGTGCGCATGGAAGCCGACATCCGCACTGCTCAAACGGAATTAGATGATGTCGGAATGATGGTCGAAAACAAGCGTGGGACACCAATCCCCAATCCGCTTTTATCGGTCATTGATACACTCGAACGAAGGCAGCTTGCGGTTATCCGTAGCATGTCCCTCAACCAGACTGCTTCCGATCCCCGAACACTCAATGGCTTTGCAAAGCTAGAAACGAAAGCACGTTCAGCGATTGCAAAGGTCGGAGCAGACGATCTGATTGCTAGGCCGCAGTAAACGAGGGTCTGATCAACAGCAATCTTCCCCATTTGCTTTTGGTGGGCAATCTACATCCGCATAGGAACAATAGACACAGCAATCACCTTCTAACGGTCGTAAGACTGCGTCACAGGAAGTACACTGATAAAAAAACACACATCTGTTGGTGGGCATGTTTTCTGCCTGAGTGTGATTGCACTTCGGACACGTAATGTTGGCTGTAAGTGACATTGCTAGGCCCCAGCAAACGTCACATACAACGAAATGACACCAGTAATTGCGATGCAAAAATAGATTACAACGCTACCGATCCGCTGCTCTTCGGAACGCCTAGGCATTTTTATTTCCTTTATGTTCGCGCGCAAAGCATACCACAACTGGATAAAATCACCAAATGCCGACACGCGGAGAAAAGGTTTGCCAATTTATCGAACGCTACTGTCTGATCCCAGAAGGTAGCAAAGTTGGCCAGCCGATTAAGCTGTTAGACTTTCAGCGTAAGTTTGTTTTGGACGTCTACGATAATCCTGCAGGTACGTCCCGAGCGTATCTGTCAGTGGCTCGGAAAAACGGTAAGTCGGCACTGATCGCAGCTATCGTATTGGCGCATCTTGTCGGACCAGAGGCCAAGCAGAACAGTCAGATTATCAGTGGTGCGCGATCTCGCGATCAGGCGTCACTTGTTTTCAAACTTGCTGAAAAGATGGTCAGACTATCGCCGCAGTTGTCGAATATTGTACGCATTGTTCCAAGCCAGAAGTCATTGG